CTGCGTTCCTGGACCCGCGCATCCGTGAGAACCACCCCGACTGGGAAGGCATCTGCGGCAGCATGGTCGCCGCGATCCGCGCCACTCTCGGGCCGGACACCAACGACCACCGCATGAACGAGCTCGTCGGCGAGCTCTCGGTCTCAGCGGGCATGCTCTCGAGCAGTCGGGCGATCGACGGCGTCATCTCCGCCGGCACGTTCAATTTCTCCGACCCGCGGGCTCGAGCCACGCGCGCGAAGCTACTCATCGACCGCTCCCGCACGAGCAAGATCGATTGGGCCGGGCTCCTCGAGGAAGTCTGTCAGCGGGTCATCACGGCCGAGCGCGCCGGGAAGCCGGCGATCGTGCTTCGGGATCTCCCGCGGCCCACGGCCGACACGCTCCTCGACGTCAACGGATTTCGGTTCCCGGAACATCACCCGACGATTCTCTTTGGTGACGGAGGCACCCTCAAAAGCTACTTCTGTCTCTACCTCTTGGGTTCGCTCGCCGAACGGGGGAAACGCGTCGCGCTCTTCGATTGGGAGCTCGACGCGGCGCAGCATCGGCTCCGCCTGGAGCGGCTGCACGGCACCGACATGCCGGACGTTCGGTACGTCCGCTGTGATCGCCCCCTCATCTACGAAGCCGATCGGCTCTTGGCTGTTGCCCGCGCCGATGCCTTGGACTTCGCAGTCTACGACTCCGCCGGCTATGCCTGTAACGGCCGCCCGGAGGATGCCGAACAAGCTCTCGCTTACTTCCGCGCCGTGCGGCAGATCGGGCTGGGCTCGTTGCACATCGCCCACGTCAACAAAGGGGAACAAGCCGATCAGAAACCCTTCGGCTCGTCCTTTTGGCACAACAGCGCCCGCAGTACATGGTTCGTCAAGCTCGCGGCCACCTCGCAGGATGGCCGCGTGACGACCATTGGACTGATGAACCGGAAATCAAACCTGGGCCCCCAGCTCCCGGCCGTCGCATACGACGTGGCATTTGGCCAGCCGGAACAGCGCACCACGGTCTCCCAGGTCGATGCAGCGTCCGTCGATGAATTGGCGGCCAGTCTGCCTCTGCGCGACCGGTTGCGGACCGCCATCCAACAAAGTGGCGGAACTCCGCAGACCATCGCGGCCCTTGCCGAGAGCCTCGGCGCCGAGAAAGACAGCGTCGAAAAGACGCTGAAGCGAAATACGAAGATTTTCCAACGGGTCATCGGCGCGGACGGGATCCATAAGTTCGCGCTGGCCGAGACCAGAAGGGCGTCGTGAAAAGTGTTCTGAAATAGACCGGACACATTGTCCGGTGGGTGTCCGATCGTGTCCGGTTGACACTAGTGGACTCAACCGGACGGACACACTCTCTCTCTTTAGAGAGTGTCCGGTCCGGTGGTCCAGTGTTGAAAACTGGCAGGGAAAGAAGTGTCCCCAAACAGCAACAGGTACCGATGAGCGAAAGAGAAGAAACGGCGCTGTTCTGCGAAGCCTTCGAGGAGGCGCGGTAGTGCCGTGCTGCGCGATCGACGGCTGCACGAACCCGCAATGCCGGTCTGCCGCTGGCTCAAGGTGCCGCTCACCCCGCCACGCTGCGAGGTGCCGATTCGAGGCGGGCTCTGCCGGCTTGTCACCGGGCATCCGGGCGAGCATCGCCGCCCGCGCGAGCCGGCGGAGCGGATTCGGCAGTGGTTCCGCTCGCACGAGATCTCTGGCGAAGCGTGGGCCGACGATCTCGCTGCCGTCGCCCTCGGTGATCAGGACGCTGCCATCAAGGCGGCGTTCGTTGCTGGATGGGACGCGCAACGTGACGAATCGCGCGATGGGCCGACCTCGACGAATCCGCTGGCATTGGCGTGGGAATCGTACCGGCGCCGCGCGATGATCGCAGGCCCGGCTTGAGCTTCGCATGCTGGGGTGTATGCCGAATCATCCAACCGACCGCGTTGATCCCGCGCCGACCCGGCGCCGTCTCGCGGATCTGGCCGCGCTCGGCATCGGCCACCGCCGCGCCGCCTACCTCGCCGGCGTGGCTGTCAGCACGATCCAGCGCATCCGCCACGCCGCGACGCCAACCATTCGCCGCCGTGTGGCGGACGCCATCCTCGCCATTGAGCGGCCGAGCCTCGCTCACGGCCAGCGCGTGCGCAGCTACCAGACCCGCCGGCTGATCGACTCGCTCGAGCGCGAAGGCTTCACACGCGCCCAACTCGCCGCACGACTCGGGTTGCGAAGTGGCCGGCTGCATCTCCACGATGATCGCGTGACCGTCCGCAACGCGCTGAAAGTGCAGGCGCTCTACCAGCAACTCACCGCCGAGGGCGAGGATCTCGGCGCGTGATTTCCAGAATTTCGGAAACCTAACCTGTGGCCGGCGACGCATCCCGACGCAACGGCGCGAAACCAGGGCGACCCCGCGGACGACCGAAGGGGTCGATTACTGAGGCGACGCGGCGGAAGATCGAACTACACCAGCAGTTCAAAGACCGCGTCGCCGCCGAGTTCGGCCCGCTGCTCGACGCTCAGATGGAAGCCGCGAAGGGCGTCTCACACATGCTCGCGCTCGACAAGGAAACCGGGCAGTTCGTCCGGGTCACGAGCCCGAAGAAGATGCTCGAGGTCCTCAACAGCGGGAGCAAGTGGTATCGGATCTATGCGCAGAACCCGGACGTGCGCGCACTGAAGGATATCTTCGACCGCGTGCTCGGCACCCCGACGCAGAGCGTCGAGCTCTCGGGCCCCGAGGGCCACGCCATCACGTTCCGCTGGGAAGGAGACGACGGTGCCGAAAAAGTATGAGGCCATCCGCGATCGGCTGACCGCGCAAGGGAAGCCCGCCGCGACAGCCAAGCGGATCGCCGCCGCAACCTACAATGCGACCCGCAAGCTCAGGCAGCGGCCGGTGACCGGCAAGCATCGGTCGTGACCCTCGCGCTGTGGCCGAGGTCGTCACCATCCCGTATCGTCCCCGCGAGTGGGCAAAGCGCTTCCACGCGTCCACCGCCCGATTCGCCGCGCTCGTCCTCCACCGCCGCGCCGGAAAAACGACGTGCGTCCTCAACCACCATCAGCGCGCGTGCCTCAATGACGGGTGGGAGCGGCGCCGACTACAGACGCTCCGGCCAGACCTGACCGAGAGCGAGCTCGCCGAACTGATCTCCCCGCCCGGCGGGCGCCACTACGGCCACGTGATGCCGTACCGCTCGCAGGCGAAGCTCGTGGCGTGGGACAAGCTGAAGTACTACGCGAGCGGCGTGCCCGGTGCCCGCATCAATGAATCCGAGCTCCTGATCCGCTACCCGACTGGGCACAAGCTGCAACTGTTCGGCGCCGACGATCCCGATGCACTTCGCGGGCCGGCATTCTCTGGGCTGAGCTTCGACGAGTACAGCCAGCAGCCGGCGAACATCTTCAGCGAGGTCCTCTCGAAAGGGTTGGCCGATCATCTCGGCTACGCCATCTTCGCCGGCACGATCAAAGGCAAGGATCACCTCTACCGCACCCACGAGGCCGCAGCGCACGATTCCGCGTGGTTCGCGCTCTGGCAGGACATCGATACCAGCCTCGCGACCGAAACCGGCATCACGATCCGCGTGCTTGAGCAGGCGATGGCCGATGACCGCGCGCTTGTCGCCCAAGGGCTGATGACCCAGGACGAGTACGAGCAGGAGTGGTACCTCTCGACGGAGGCGTCGACGAAAGGCGCGTGGTACGGCGCCGAGATGCTGGCGGCGAAGCAGGACGGCCGCATTACTCAGGTGCCCTATGACCCGGCGCTGCCCGTGGATACCGATTGGGACCTCGGCATCGATGACGCGATGGCGATCTGGTTCAGCCAGTCGCTCCGCTCCGGGGAGGTCCGGCTGATCGACTACTACGAGGCGAGCGGCGAGGGTTTCCCGCACTTCGTCAAGGTGCTCCGCGAGCGGCCCTACGTGTACGGCAAGCACTACCCGCCGCACGACATCGCCGTCCGCGAGCTCGGGACGGGGAAATCGCGCAAGGAGGTCGCCGCAGCGCTCGGGCTGGTGTTCGAAGCGCCCGAGCCGGCGCTCGCGCTGGCCGATGGCATCAACGCAGTCCGGTTGTTACTCTCTCGCTGCTGGTTCGATGCGGCGAAGACCGCGAAAGGGCTGGAAGCATTGCGGCAGTACCGGAAGCAATTCAACGCGCGGCTGAACGAGTTCACGGGCACGCCCGTGCACAATTGGGCCAGCCACGGCGCCGACGCGTTCCGCACGCTGGCGGTTCGGTATCAGGCGCCCCGGTTCGCCCAGGCCCGCGCTCGCGCGCCCCGGCCGGTGCAGACGCCCGACGGACTCGGGTGGATGGCGGGCTGATGGCTCACCTGTCCGCGAACGTACTCACGCGCGAAAAAACCGACATATGACCAACGGTCGAGTTACGAAGGCGACGAATCGGGAGCTGCGGCGGGCGTTCGGCTCGCAAGCGGTGGGGTTGATCGACGCGCACGCGGACCAGATGAAACAGCTCGAAGCGGCCGATACGGCGACGATCGGCGCGCTCCTCGGGCTGCGGACGCGCATTGAAACCCTCGAGGCGTTCACCAAGCGGCCGATGTTCGTCGGCGGTTTCTGGGCGCGGCTCCGCTGGCTGCTGACCGGGCGCTGAGATGCCAGACGATCAGGTGTTCCTCATGGGCCAGTTGCCGCCGCTGGGCACGCGGCTGCTGTGCTTCGTGCTCATCGCCGCCGACGGCAGCGTGCGACACGTCGCGACCACCATCGACGAGGCGCTCTGGCTCGAGTCGAGCCTCACCGATCTCCTGGAAGGCGTGGCGATGCCGGCACTCGCCGGACTGAAAGCGGTGCTCACGCCGACGCCGCCGCCCGTGACGCACTGACATGGCCGACTCCCCGCCGCTCACCAAGCGGTCGATCCTCAAGACGGCCCTCGACCGGTTCAAGGCCGCCGCCGAGGCCGAAGAGGACCAGCGCCGCGCGGAACGTGACGATCTCGCGTTCGTCGAAACCGACCGCGGCCAGTGGCCCGAAGCCATCTGGAAAGAGCGGCAGGGCAGCACGTCCGGCCCCGTCGTCAAGCCCGCTCGCCCCTGCCTGACGATCGACAAGCTCGACGCGCCGATCAATCAGATCCTCAACTCCGAGCGCAACGCGAAGCTCGCGATCCAGATCAAGCCGAAATCGGGCGGCGCGAAAAAAGAGACCGCCGAGATCCTCCAGGGGCTTATCCGGCATATCGAGGTGGAATCCCGCGCGCACGTCGCCCGCGGGTGGGCGTTCGAGCGCGCGACGAAATGCGGCCGAGGGGTCTACCGGATCCTCAAGACCTACGCGAACGATGGCGATTTCGACGTCGATCTCGTGATCGCGCGGGTGCTCGACCAGGCCAAGGTGTATTTCGACCCGTTCGCCCAAGAGCCCGATTGGTCCGATGGCGAGTGGTGCTTCATCTGCGAGGACATGCCGTGGCGGAAGTTCAAGCGCGAGTTCAAGGACTCCCACGCCGCGAAATCCTCATCGATCGATGAAGAGTTCCAGGGCCTCGGCGACGAGGCGCAAGGGTGGATGCGGGGCGACGGCGAGCAGCGGACGATCCGGGTCGCCGAGTACTTCTACGTCGAGACGACCCGCCGCACGCTGATCCTGACCGAGGCCGGGTATCAGGGCTTCGAAGACGACCGCCCCCCTAACGACACGAGCGCGATCGTCAACACCCGCACCATCGATACGCGCCACGTGAAGTGGTGCAAGCTGACCGCGATCGAGGTGCTCGAAGAGGCCGAGTGGGACGGCCGATACATCCCGGTCATCCCGGTCATCGGTCGCGAAGCGTTCCTTGAAGGCAAGCGGCTCTTCCGCGGCATCGTGCGGAAAGCGAAGGACGCCCAGCGCAGTTACAACTACATGCGCTCGAAGCAGGTCGAAGCCGTCGGGCTCGCCCCGCTCGCGCCGTACGTGATGGCGGAAGGCCAGAACGAAGGTCGCGAGGACATGTGGGCGAACGCGAACACCGTCGCGTACAGCGCGCTTGTCTACAAGCCGACGACCGTGGGCGGCACCCTCGCCCCGCCGCCGGCGCGCAACGTCGTCGAGCCCGCGATCCAGGCCATCACGCTCGCCGCGCACGAAGCCGACAACGACATCAAGGCGACGACCGGCTACAGCGATCCCAGCCTCGGCAAGAGCAATCCCGCCGACCGCTCCGGCCGCGCGATCCAGGCGCTCCAACGACAGAGCGAAACCGGGAGCTCGCATTTCCTCGACAACCTCGCGTCGATCTCGATGACCTACGAGGGGAAAGTCCTGCTGGACCTGATCCCGAAGGTCTACGACCGACCGGGCCGGATCGCGCAGATCCTCGGCGACGACGATACCCAGCGGACGGTGATGCTCAATCACCCGTTCGTGCCGGGACCGAATGGCGAGCCGCAGCCGCTTCCGCCCGGACAGACGCCGCCGCCAGACCAGACGGCGCAGCACTACGACCTGTCGAAAGGGCAGTACAGCGTCGTCGTGGCGGTCGGGAAGAGCTACAGCACGCGCC